AACCATGAAACTTTGCCAGGTGTGTATAATGCTGTTCTTTTATTTTTTTTGATAACCCATATCCTTGTAAAATAAGTTTGAATTTTTTAAGACATCATAAACGAGACTACAAGTTGTATCACATCTCATTATTATTCTTAAGAGAAGTGGGTTTTGTTGTGGTTTCACCATCCTGGCAAGTTTTTCATTAATAGAGTAGAAATATTCATTCATTGTTACACAACCGTCTTTTTCTTTAATAGAAAGATTATCAGTTTTCATTATGTCTTCTAAACTTATTCTTGTTTTAACAACCCTTTTACAATTAAATCTTGATATTCTTAATGTAGTGTTAGTCCTGGAGGTTTGGGTGTAAGCTTCAATAAAACCTCTATTATAAGTCATACACTTTAACCAGTCACTCAAATATAATTGTTTTGTTGGTTTTACAAACCTAAAAGCAGGATGTTTTTTCCAAAAACTTTGAACATACTCATATGTTAAGTTTAACTTTTGTCTAATACCTCTTATGGAATTATTTTTTTGATCATACATAAATCGTGGAGACTGTAAGATGTTATCGTATTGATCTTCATGAACAGCAACTATACCTTCATCAACTTCAGAATGATTTTCTTTACCAATTATGAATAATTTTTCTAGTATTTCATTGGAATATTCATTATAGAAATATAGTCGATAATTATTCACGTCACCTTTACACAATAAAGAAAACAATGGAAATTGATCAGGAAACCCAAATATTTCAATAAGCATTTCAAACCTCTGTTTGTTGGTTATTCTTAGTGAATTTGACATTCCCTCCAATAAACTATATGCTTCAGCTACAACATAAACATGTAATCTTTCAAAAAAATAAGCAAAACTTAAATTGCAACCAACTCTAACACACTCGCCAACCCTGGAAATTGCTGCTTGCATATCACTTTTATACCCTGTACAAGGTAAGTTAAGGTTGATTTCCTTTGATTTTTTAATTTGAGGGTATAACATTTCACCATTAAATGACATCAAAGAAACAAACTCCATAAAAAGTTGTTGACATGATGTTTTTCGATCACTATCTTTAATTGAATGTAATCTCATATTCATTTTATGCAATGCCCTGAATAAATTAAAATCTTCTTCC